TGGCTTCATGTCAGCGTATTCATCCAACACTAAGAACTTAAGAGACACACCACGCATAGTCTCTGGTCTATCTGCACCCTTCAAGCTAATGGTAGCCCCATTAACTAATGTAATCTGGAGGTTGTTAATATGACTAGACTTGATTACTGGATGACCTAACTCTAATAGAGTAGTCCACATAATATCTCTTGCTTGCCCTTGTGTGGGGGCTACGTAGAAAACATGACCCTTCTCTAGCTGGAGAGCGTTTACGATAAGTAACCAAGCAGCTAGTCTGGATTTACCAGTACGTCGACCAGCAGCTACTATCTTAAATCTAGTTTCACTATTCCAAACTTCTTGTTGCCAAGGAAGTAGTTTAATACTGAGGTCGTTAGACACTATAAACTATTTATGTAATTAGTTAATGTTTGATAACGCCAACTGTCTTTACCAGCACCCCAAGGTACGTAAGACTTTCTTATAGAGTCCATAGCATTGATTAGGTCTTGGTCTGTGGCTTTAGGATTATTAACAATATCTTGAATAGGACTAACTAAAACACCAGTCTCAGATTTTTGACCTTTCAACAAATTATCTGACCATCGAGTTAGCTTGCTTTCTTCACCTGACTTAAAACTACCGCCCCAATGTTTAAGACTTAATAAAATAGAAATAGCTTTATCACTTAGGTTAGGGAGTTTTGTTTTTAAATCTAAAGCAAAATCTTTTTGTTTGTTAGCAATGTTTCGTGATACATTATCAAACTCTTCTTTTGTTAATCTTTCAAGTTTAACGTTTTCAGGTATTTTTGCATTTACCCCTTTATCAAAAGCATCAAACTGGTCTAGCTGTTTTAAAACTCTTTCAGGTACACCGTAAGATTTCATTTTAGCTCTGGATGTCATTGCGGCATCTAACCCTTGAGCTATAGTAATACCAGAGCCCGAAGTGGGTTTGTGTGCAAAAGATGCGTTTCCATAGTTACCTTCAAACTCTATTAGATTATCTTTATACATATCAACAATAGGGTCTGAGATTTGCTTATTTAAAACTTCTACATTCTGTTGACCTAACAACTCTTCTTCCCTAAGTTGGTCTCTAATCATAATATCATTCATTAGGTCAGCCTCTAGTTGAGCTATAGCACCTTGTTGTGAGAACTCAGGAGGGGCATCTAAATAACCAGCATCCATTACAGCCCTTTGTACATCTTCCTGTGTATACGAAGGAGTACCTAAATAACCAGCACCTCTTACAGCTTTCTGTACATCCTCTTGGGTATATATATCTTCACCGATAATAACAGGTTCATCACCTAATCCGAAACTAGTCGCCATCTATAACTTCTCCATCAATTACGTTCTCTACTTCAGTAACACCCGAAATAGTAATGTTAATGCTAGGCTTATCTCCACCACCAGAACTAGCATCAAACGAAGAAAGTGGCATAAGTCTATCTACTAGAAGTTTCCAAGCAGCAGCTTGATGTTTATGCTCATCATCTAGTGCAGCATCTAGTATAGTATCTAAAACCTTACGAGACTTGGGAGACGCTAGAAGCCTAGCCTTGTACTCATCCATTATAGCCTTATCACCCGGAGGTCTACCGGGAGGTCTAGCTCCTTTCTTTTTGGACTGTACTAATGCTTTAGGTGGTCTACCTCTTTTCTTAGGGACTTTAACTTCTTTCTTTCTTTGTTCCGAGTAATCAGACAATACTACCCCCTTAAAGGATATTGCTTATAATGTATCTTAGTAATGTTTCCCAGTAGAATAACTAATTACTAATAATTAAACCTAACTGGGTAATATACCTTAGAAAGGTGGTATTATATCATATATCATTTAGTTTGTCAAGCATTAATTTATAAGCTATTGTAATTATTATACATTTAGTTTAGCACCTTAGTAAATTTCCTAGAAACTGCGCAAAGGGGTAATATTTAATTCCTTATTAGGGATAGCATCTTATTCAGATTTCCTTTTCTTATAATATTTAATTATACGTAAATAGATTTATATATCAATATCTTACGGTATTATTCCCCTCGTCTAGTTTTTTATAGATAGATATGCAAAATTCCCCCCTTTTCAATTTTACCTTTTTTTGTATCTGGGGTGGTACTATATGCTAGAGCTACACCATACAGCCCCCCCCTCCCTTCCTATGCAACTTCCATGCCAATTATTTATGGCACAATCCTTGCATACTATTCTACTCTATATACTTGGCATGATACTTGCATACCTTACTGAGAATGTTTGACAGTGAGTGTTGGGGATGGTGCTCTCTGACTAACTTGCTAAGCTATCTGATTGGGCTAAAACTTGCCGCTGATTTGGGTGTCTTATGGTATGTCAATAATTAATTTGCTATCTAAGTTATTGATAACATTGACAATCTAAAATTAATGGTGTTATTGGTGTTCTAATCTGTGTCTTAGTGTGTATAGTGGTCGACAAGCAAACGAGATTTGCGAATATTTAAATAACTTACTAACGAACAACAGGATAATAATATGATTACTACATACTCAATTGAGGATAAACTTACGGGCATTACGACTCTGATTGAAGCAATGCAAGCGGGTGACGTTAACAGCTTTTACGTTAGAGAGCTTGGATACTATAACGATGGTGATAGGCTTGACGCTATATGCTTGCATTTAAAATGGTACAACGATTTGCATAATAGCTAACACTTATTATATCAGGCGTGTATACTTAACTCATACAAATAAACTAGGATAAATAAAATGACTAACTATAAACCAAAAAACATATTATCAGTAGGCAAAGACGCCAAAACAAGCAAAGGCGATAAGTACGGCTTTACCACCGGCATTCTATACCTTGCACCGGCTAACCAAGCTGGACGCGGCAACGTTTGTCCAATGGCAAAAGAGGCGGGTTGTGAGAAAGCTTGTCTTTACACCGCAGGACGTGGTGCGATGTCTAACGTGCAGCAAGCGCGCATCAATAAGACAATACGTTTTTTTGATGATAGGGAAAACTTTATTAAGGACTTGGTTTATTCTGTGGCAATGGTAGCAGCCCAGGCGGAAGCAACAGACACCACGCCATTAATTAGGCTGAATGGTACAAGTGACATATTATGGGAAAAAGTACCCGTAATCAGAAAAGGTGAAGAGTACGCTAACATATTCGATGCATTTCCAAGTGTCCAGTTTTATGATTATACAAAAATTCCGAACCGCAAAAACATTCCAGAAAACTACGACCTTACGTTTTCTTATAGTGGTGTTGAAGGGTACGAAAAGCACATTAAGAAAGCGAAAGCGAATAAAGCATTGAAACGCATTGCTGTAGTGTTCAGCCACAAAGAGAGAATACCAAAAACATTCAACGGCTTGCCCGTAGTTGATGGTGACGACAGCGATATCAGACATAAAGATGGCGTTAACGTAATTACGGCACTATATGCAAAAGGCAAAGCCAAGAAAGACACAAGTGGCTTTGTTGTTCACGTCTAAAAAACAGGCTATAGCGTGAAGCATATCAACTGTGGTATGCTTTGCAGTGTAACCTAATTTAATAAACAAAAGGATAAAATAAAATGATTAAAACAATTTATATATCAATCATCACAACACTAGCTATTGGCTCTCTACTATGGGCGCTAGTGGATTACTTCACACTTCCAGTGGTTGCATTCAATCAAGCGGGTGAGTGCGCTTATATCGTAACAGATGGCGTTACAGACTATAGTTGTGATATGATACCTAACAAATACATAATGGAGAGAGTACAATGAAAACATTAGAACAGATTAGAAAAGAGAAGAGAGAGATTGAACGTCGTTTATTGTTCTTACAGCATAAAGATAGACACACACGTGATGACAAGCAAGCGTGTTACGATATGAACCAAGCTATTATTAAACTAGCTGCAGAGATTAATAAGGGGTTAAACAAATGAAAACATTTAACAGTGAGGAACTTAATGGGTTATTAGAACAACATAAATTGTGGTTAAGTGATAGCGCCAAAGGTAAACGCGCTGATTTAAAAGATGCTGATTTAAGAAATGCTAATTTAATTGATGCTAATTTAAGTAATGTTAATTTGAATGGTTGTATAGGTAACGGAAGTGAGATTCAATCTATACAAACTACAAAATATTTAATAAACATAACTAAAGAGGATATTCAAATAGGTTGCGAAAGGCACACAATAGAGACTTGGCTATCTTTTTCAGACAATGTTATTCAGGATATGGACAGAGGAGCTTTGGATTGGTGGAAAATGTACAAACCTATTATTACAGCCTTATTGAATGTTAAGTTAGGTTAGTTTAGGTTGTAGTATAACAACGCCTTAGAAAGGCACACAGAGGGCTTAAACATGATAAATAAACAAACAATTAGAAACAAAAAACTACGTATCATTGAACAAATAGACCGAGCTTTGATTGTATTAGATAGGGAAGAGTCGGGTTATGATTATATAGTTGATACAATGTCAGTGATGCAGCTACAAACAATCAAAGGGGAACTGTTCGATGAGATATGGTATCTAGAAAACAGACCGCAAAAGTTTACTGTTAATAGGGGAAAATAAATTATGGAATTACAGGAAGAACTATACGAATTAGATGTACCAGTTTACGAAGATGATAATTATTTGAATCAGTTTTACTGGGAGGAGATAGAGTACGAAGAAATAAATTTGACAAACTATGGAAAATAGTATAAAATAAATTTTCTTATTTGTATTATTATTATTAGGAATTAATTAATTATTATGAATAACCAAGAACAGAGAGAGAGGGGACAACTGAGCCACAAAATCCCTTGTCCTGATTGCGGAAGCGGGGATGGCAACCAAGTATATAATTACGACAATCAACCAAGTGATAGCTATTGCTTTGCTTGTCAGACTTACTTCCCACCTATTAACAATGTAACTAGAATAAAACCTAATAAACAAAAGGTTGAGAAGATGAGTATAGATTTTGATAAACTTCCCTTTCGTGAACTATCAGATAGGGGTATAAGACAAGAGATAGCAGAACTTTATAATGTTAGGGTGGCATTGAGTGAGGTAGATGGTAAGACAATTACCCATCATTACTATCCAGACACTAAGAATGGAGAGGTAACAGGTTATGAAGTTAGAGAGGTAGCAACCAAGGATTTTAAAGCAGTTGGTGATAGAAAGGGTGCTGTTGACCTATGGGGTAAAAGCCTAGCTAGTAAGAACGGTAGTAATAAACTGTTCATTACGGAAGGCAGGTGCGATGCTATGGCATTGTATCAAGTTATTACGGATAACACGCCCAGCAAGTACAAACAATACCTTCCTTCGGTAGTATCACTAACACGTGGTGCGTCATCCGCCTTGAAGGATATGGTTAATAATAGGGACTTTGTAGAGAAGTATAATGAGGTTATCCTGGTTTTAGATAATGATGAGGCTGGGAACAAAGCCACAAAGGACATTATTAAATCTTTTCCATTGTTTAAGGTCGCAAGCCTACCATTAAAAGATGCTAATGATATGCTGTTAGCCGACAGAGGAAAGGAGTTATATCAAGCAGCAGTGTGGGATAGTAAGCCTATCAGACAAGGTGAGGTCTTAGACATTGAGGACTTTATCGACAAGGCACTTGAACAGCCCAAGATGGGTATCAGCTTCCCTTGGGATACAGTAACGAGAGCTTGTTTCGGTATCAGACCTAACACTATCCATATAGTAGGTGCAGCACCTAAGATTGGTAAGACAGACCACCAGCACCAGTTAGTAGAGCACCTAGTATATAGTGAGAAGCAGAACGTAGGCATGTTTGACCTTGAGAACGCACCAGCCAAGACAGCTAAGAAGTTAGCTGGTAAGCATGATAGGATAGACTATTCACGCCCTGATGTTAGCTATGACCCTGAAATGCTAAAGCATACGTTGATGTCAATGCAAGGTAGGGTTAGATTCTATGATAGAAGCGCAAGTCGTGATTGGCAGGACATAAGAATAGCCATGGAGGAGATGCACTTGCTTGACGGTATCAACATTTTTATACTAGACCCACTTACTGCATTGGTTAGTATGTTTACAGCAAGTGAAGCAAATGATAAACTTAATGAGATAATGACAGACATGGCAGACTTAGTAATGAAATATCCAATCACTATCTTTTGTTACAGTCACGTCAATCCTAAACCTAAAGGTTCACGCTCACATGAGCAAGGTGGTAGGGTATTAAGTCATGAGTTTACAGGTAGTAGGGCTATGGAGAAGTGGGCACACTATGGACATGGTATAAGCAGG